TTAATGACTAGTGCTGCTATACAAGACAAAATACTTTCTTACAATTACATAACAGGAGTTACCAACATTAGTGGTAACGCTGGTACTGCAACTGCGTTACAAACTGCACGCACTATAGGTGGCGTGTCGTTTGATGGCACAGCAAATATTGATTTAGCTGGGGTAAATACTGCAGGTAACCAGAATACGTCTGGCAATGCTGCGACAGCTACTGCATTGGCTACTGCTAGAGCTATTAATGGCGTTGATTTTGATGGTACAGCACCTATTACTGTTACTGCTGCTGCAGGCACATTAACTGGAACTGAGTTAAAATCCACTGTCGTTACTTCTTCGTTAACTAGCGTTGGTACTCTTTCTTCGTTAACTGTAAGCGGTGCTATTACTCCTGCTACCGTAACTGCCTCAACAGTTACAGTAGCTGCAGATGATTTGGTGTTAATTACGGATACTTCTGATAGTGATAACGTTAAAAAAGTAACAGCTCAATCTATAGCTGATTTAGGTGGCGGTGGAGGGGGCAGTCCTGCTGGTTCAGATCATCAGGTGCAGTTTAACGACAATGGTAGTTTTGGCGCTGACGCTAACTTTACTTACGATGGTGCAAAAGTAATTGCTGGTACAGATTTTTTTGCTAGTGCTAAAATGGGGACAGGTATAAGTTCTTTTGCTGTAGAACCTTGGAGTGATTCAACTATTGCGTTAGGTACTTATGGTTCTATAGGTACTCAGGGTTCGTACAGAACGTATATGTCTTGGAACTACGAGCGTGGAACTGACAACAACTATCACCATTTAGATATTAATAGTTATCCGCAAGCAGGACATGTTGCGATTGGTAACTCTGGAATTATTTTTGGCTTTGACGCTGATTTTGAAACAACACACACAACAAATCCTGCTACAAGAGTTTCTATTAACAGCACAGAAATGAACGTTACACATGCGCTTAGAATTGGGACTAGTTCTTCAACTGACCCAACCCTAAAAGTCGGTTCTGGTGATGCTTTGCGAATAGAGAACAATCACGGCTATATTGATATTGGCTCTATGAATGATGGTGCAGAACACATCTACGCTTCAGCACCAACTCTCTTTTTTGGTGTAAGTGGTAGCGCTCAGGCTGCTTTGACATCTAGCACTTTCTACCCCAGTTCTGATAATGATTTAGAGCTTGGCTTATCTAGTAAAAATTGGAAGCGAGTATGGGCTGAGGATGGAAGTGCTTCTGCACCTTCCTACACTTTTGGTAGTGATTCAAATACTGGTATTTACCGAAAAAGTGATGGCGCTCTTGGAATTGCGACAAACGGAGTTCAACATTATTGGAATGCTGCTGGAATTTACCTTGCCTCTGGTGACTGGTTTAGAACAACTGGTAGTGCTGGTTGGTATAACCAAACGTATGGTGGTGGCTGGTACATGGTGGACTCTACTTATGTCACGACTTATGGCAATAAAGGCATAAATGTTAAAGGTAATATCAAGCTTAATTCTATGGCTACTTTTACAGGGTCTGGTTATGCTACTGCCCGAAGGCAGGATTCTTCAGGAATTTTTAAAGAATATGTTTCTTCTGAAAGATTTAAAGCAGACATTACTGATCTTCCGCTTTCAGAAGCGGTAAAGATCTTAGATTCTCGTCCAATATTGTTTAGGGATATAGAGGAACACAAGGAAGATCCTAATTCCCCTATATATGCAGGTCTTTCTGCAGAATCGTTACAAGAAGCAGGTTACGAATACCCCCTTAAATACGATGTTGACGAGGAGGGAAATCAAACAAATATTCCTCGTGGAATACATCACGAGCACTTAGTAGCTCCTATAATATTAATATTGCGAGATATGCAAGAAAGAATTACTTATTTGGAGGACAATCAATGTCAATGCCAGAAGAACACGAACAGCCAGTAGAGGAAAATACAGTAACTTTAGAGGATGTGCTTAAGCAATTAAGCCCTAGAGGTCAAGCTGAATGGGATTTAGCTATGAAAAAAGCTGAAATTGCAGCTATTGAAAAAGCTCTAAATGGTGAAGAAACTGCTGATAATCGGGACAGTTAATACATTAATATGAGATGAGTTCTTCATACAACACTACTAATAACGCAGGAACACGAACCACGACTTACGGTTATGGCTTAAATGATATAACTATGGCTCGTGAATCTTTAGAAAGACAAAGTGCTTTATCTAGGTTTAATTTAGATAGGCAGTTTAAAGATTTGGGCACGCAACAACGTGGACAAATGAATCGGCGTGGAATGATAGATTCTGGTGTTGCTAAAAAAGCTTCTGAAAGATTAGCTGGCGATAAAGAACTGCAATCTTGGGGGCTTGAAGGGCAAATAATGGAAGCTCAAGCTCAGTTAGATCGGCAAAGATCTTTGATAGAGGAACAATTTTCTGCTGGCGCTATGGACGAAGCTATAGCTAATGCTTTAAGAAGGATAGGTCTTGCGCAAACATTACAAGGGTTAGGAAGCTAATGGCACCTTATTTAGATGAAGACATGTTAGCTAATCTTGTTAATTTGAGTGGTCAGCCCACTCCGTCAGATCCTATTGATTGGAGCAATATAGGTGGATTCGGAGGCAATCAAGTGCTTCCAGATAACCAACCAGTTAATCCCATGTTTCAAAACCCTGATGGAAGCATAAACAGGGGATCACCTCATTTAAGGGCAAATCAAAAAGCGCCAATAGACTTTAATTTTGGTAATAGCGGAAAAGCAACTAACCCTTATTTGAGGTCAGGTAAAAGTGCTTATGCTGATATTTACGACAATTTAGCGCAATCTACGAGAGATTTATTTGGCGAAGTTGAAATAGAAGATTTTACTGAACAGATTAGGCAATTAGCCGAAGAGGGTCGTGCTGATATACAAGATATATCTGATGAACAGTTGGCTTTCCTAGAACAGGCATTTGATAGAAGAACTGGGCAAATAACTGATATTGGTGCGGAATTAGCTGCAGAACTTGGAGCTTTGGATCTTCAAGGTCAAGCTGAATTAGCTGCTGTAGCAGAAAGAGGCGCTGATCGTCAGAAAAAAATGCTTGCAGAACAAAAAGATAGACAAGCTGCTTCTCGTGCTGAGTTAGGTGATCAGGTTAGTAGTGAGTTTGAAGCTGTTGCTGAACTTACTAGGGCTATGGGTGCTAATACTGCTGAATCGTCTGCTGCTGCTATGGATAGGTTGCAGGCTGTTTCTCGCATGGCTTCGCAAGAGCGTCTTGCTATGCCTGCGAAGTTGGTTGCGCAAGCGCAAATGGCTTTGGGCGATGAAAAGTTCCGTATTGAAAACCAAATTAAACAATCTACGTCTCAGGCTTTACGTGAGTTAAATGCTGGTGAGCGCCAACAAGTTTTGGCGGAAGCCCAGCGTTTGTCTCAAATGGGTTATCAGCAAGATATGGCTTTGGCTCAAGCGTTGCAGGGTATTGAAGCTCAACGTGCTCAAACATATATTCAAGAAGAAAAAGAACGTCAAAGACGTGCTGCTGCTTGGGCTGCTCAGCAAAAAGCTAAAGAAGACGAGCGAGCACAGTTGGAGCGCCAGTCTGCAATTTTGGGTGTTTCTGTAGCAGAGTTGCAAGCTATGGGTCCAGCTATTGTTGGTCAAATGATGGAACGTCATTATGATCCGACTGGCGCATATGCTAGGGCTGATGCTGAATTAGCTATTGAAGCTGCGAATGCTGAAGCTGATGCTTTATCGGCTTTAGAAACTGAGCAGAATAAAGATATTATGATTGCTTCTGCTGCAAGAATGTTAGGTGAAGATGAAGCTACGTTAAGGGCTGAATATGAAACTATTGGGTGGTCTAACATTGGAAAACGTGTTGCTGCTGCGGAGCAAGCGTTTGCTGATTCTCAAATAGCGCTTAATTCTCCTGAAGGTATTGTTAAACATTTTGATGGTGAAGTTTCTGTTTCCCAAGTTGATGATTATCAAACTTGGAAAACAAAACAAAAAGAAATAGATGACCTAACAGCAAAAGTTAAATTCATGGAAGACACTTCTGATGATTACACATTAGGTTTTGGTGCATCTGGAGCTGCTGAAATTGAAAGCAACCAGCAAGCTACGCAAAAATTATTAGATACAGCAAACGAAGAAATGGCTACGTGGATGTCTGAACAAGGTTGGACTGACGACTCAGGAAACTTTACTGATGCGTATAGTGTTAACGATATGATTGCTCAATATGTAGATAACATTTCTGGAAGTCCTACTGGCTATTCAACTGGTCAATACGTTCCTATTACAGGAGGCACAGGAAATACGCTTGATCAAGCTTTGGTAGCATTAAGTAATTACGGTCAAGTACAAATTGTTGATGGAAAACCCATGTTTTTCCAAAGCGGTACTACTAGTCCAATATATGGTCCTATGGCTGAATCAAATCCATTGTTTCAAGCGGATTCAGATCTTGTAGCACAAATTTTGGCTGGAATGAATAGTTAGAGAGATGTATGGCTTCATACCAAGAGTTGCTTGCCCAAAGAACAAGGGAAAGACAAGAACGCACAGCTAGATTAGCTAAAGCTACTGCTGCCCTTCAGACAATAAACACTAAGTCTAAAAACGAAGTTAATAAAAGCATTCTTGAACGTGTAATAGAAGATCCATTAGTTAAACAATCATATAAGGTTGAGAATTTAAATTATCCGTCTGTTATGAAGACGTTTATGCAGCAAGACGCTAAGTTTGCTCCTCGCCCTGAATGGAATGTTTATGGGCATTTCCCTTCTGAAAAGTATGAAAATCTTCATGCGAATTTAAAAGAAATTGCTAAACCAACTCCTAAGAATCCTGCTGCAATTAATTTTATAGGCAAGGGACTTAAGAGTGCTTTTGGTGCTGCTGTTAATGTTTTGGAAATACCCCTTGAATTAAAAGTTTTGCAATATCAAGCTATGATTAATTTGGGTCAAGCAGCTTTGGGAACCGTTGGCATAGGAGACGGCAAATGGTCTGACGTGTGGGAAGATGCGTGGGATAACGCTAAAGATTTAGTTCCTGTGTACGGTGGGCATTTATTTTTTGATGATATTTTTGTAAACGAGGATTGGCTTCAAGGCGAATTTGAAATACCTAAACTAGGTTGGAATGTGCGTTATTCGCAACTTATTTCTATTCCAATGGACTTTACTCTTGATCCTTTAAACTATTTTGGCGGTGTTGGTCTTGTAAACGACATTAATAGAGCTGCTAGTGGCATAGGTGCTGCTAGACAGGTGATTCGCAGGTCTGTAGACAACATGCTTGATGAGTCTATAGAAAAAGGATTGAAATACGCTGACGAAGGGTTAGAAGAAGTTGTCGGAGCAATGGACGACATTACTAAAGCCACTTTAAAGTCAAGTGTTACTAACGAAACACGAGAGGGCTTTGTTGATAGTGTCATTCAATGGGCTTCTGACGCTGGTGACGTCAGTAAAGCCCAGATTAAAGCTAAGGTTTTGGAATGGTTTGAAACAAATGGAAAGTTTAAGCATTCGCCTAGTTTTTCTCAAGGCGATTCTTTGCTGTATAACATTGACCCTAAGGTAGCTGCTCCTTTAGTGGATGAAGTAGTTGATGTTATAGATGTTGTTATTAAAGCTGAAAGATTTGGTCCTAGTTCGTTAAGCATTGCTGAAACAAACATAATGGCTAAATGGGCTGAAAAAAATAATTTGATGCTTTACAATGGCAAATTTGTTGATGAAGTAGAATTTGCTGCTGAAGCAGCTAGATACAACGACAAGGTTACAAAGTTTACTCCTTTTGTTAATAGTGGTTTAACCCCTCAATGGGGCTTAAAGTACAGGCAACCTTTATCGCCTGTAACTTTATTTAATGTTGTTCGTGGCAAAACTCGCCCAATTAATCTTTTGGGTGAAGGTGTAGTCGCAAACAGCGTTTATAGTATGGCGCAAAGAATAGGTAATAGGCTTTCAACGCATACATGGGATGCTGCTGCTGGACAATTTGTTAAGAAACCTAAACCTGCAGTAGCTACTAAATTTCAGCCTAAACGAATTGTTCCTAATGCTAGGGGAATTAATGTGAGTGATAGGACTTGGGGAAAACTTATGAGTTTTCCACAGTTTTTTTCACAGCATGTGCGTCAAGGTTGGAGAAAGTCTAGAGTTGCTAGGGCGTTAAATGATTTAGATATGAGCGGTGATTTGCGTCAGGCTAAATGGGATATAGCTAATTCTACTAATCCATTTAAAGTTCATTTAGCTAAAGAACTGGTTACAACTGTTGGGCGTGCTAACGCTGTCAAGTTACAAACTGGGGTTCGTTTAAGAAGGTTGGCTAAACCTTTTATTGATTTATTGCGCAATAGTTCCAATGAACTTTCTGGGCAAACACAGTCAGTTCTTACTAAATATGGAATAACTGTTGGCGAAGATTCTATATATGGAAGCAGTTATCAAGAAGCGTTTAGGATTTTAGTAACTAACGCTGCTGAAGGCAGCGAAGAAGCTGCAGGTATGCTTAATGAGATTATGGCGCTTGCTAGAGAAGTTAATCCGTCTCTTTATGAAGGAGTGGATTTAGCTGCAGATATGAAACGGCTATTTGTTGGTTTTGCTGATGAAGCGGAGCGTGTGGCTGGTGGGCAAGTTGTTTCTAGAAGAGAAAATTACATCCCTCATCAGCTCAATAAGGAATTGCGTGATGAGTTGCGTGCTGTTGCAAAAAGCGGAAAGATAAAAGGACAACATAGAAAGTTTAAAAGATTTTCAACTGGTGCGCCTACGCTTCAGCGTGGTTATGTAGACAAAATTGAGTTTAACAAAAGGTTCCTTGAATGGATGAAAAAAACTCATCGTCAAGTTGATTTAACTAATGCGCCTGAATCACGTTTAGAAAAGTTTAAAAACGAATTTAGGGACTCTGAAGGCATAACTGATTTGTTTAGCGATGTTCAGTTGCATGAACCTAATTTTATTGATCCTGAGACAGGCAAAAAGTATGGTTCTTTAGCTGAGCAAATAAGTGAAATTATGGAACATCATGGCTTAAGTGGGAATTTCTTTGAACGTGATCCTTTGAAATTTATTACTGATTACATAGAAGGTTTGTCTCGTCAAACTGCTACTACGTGGTCTTTTAATGATTTACAGAAGAAGGGAGTTATTTCTCAGGCTAAAGGGTGGGTGACCTCTTTAGAGTTGCCCAGAATGAAAGACATTGAAACAAGCAAGAGCTTGTTGCAACGTTATAGAAGTCTTGAATTTATGCAACGTAGATTAACTAAACGGTTGCATGACGCTTACGAGCAAAGTGAGGAAGCTAGAAAGCTTACTGTTAAAGAAATAGATGAATTGGAAAAGGAAGCTTCGGTTCTTCAATCTCAAATTGAAGAATTGGAAACACGAGTTGAAAGAAGCGCAAAGCTTCAAGAAGCAAAAGAAGCTAAATTAAGCGATGACATTGCAAGGCTTGAAGAAATAGAAGCAAGAAAACAAGAGCTGTTAAACAATTTGGCGTTAGATGAATGGGAGAAGTTTAAACGAAACGAAATTACGCTAAAAGAAATGGAAAGTTTCAAAAGGGCTGTTGAAAGTAATAAAGAGCTTCAAGAATTGCAAGAAGAAATGCGAAAGATAATCATTGGTGCTGGGGAAAATCCAGAAGATATAGCTGATTCTTTTTATGCAAGAGTTTGGGAAGGTGTAACGACAGGGTTGTCTGTAAGAATGATTTTAGATGAATTGTTTGAAACAGGGTTTTTTGACACTATTAATGGAACCAAGAAAGGCACAGAATTAGCTAGAGAGTATTATGAGGCGTTAATTAACGCTGTGGATGACAGATTGCGCATATACCATAACGATTCTCTTTTAAGTATTGCTCAAACCCCTGAGGCTTTAGGGCATATTTCTTTTCAGTTGTCTCAACAAGAACGTGGAATGTTTGTTACGTTTGCTGAAATTGATGAAACAATTGTGTCTTTGCTGGAGCCTTTGGGTCCAGAAGCTAGAGGTCTTTTGATTAGGCTGTTTGCGCCTAATCAAACTGACGATATTTTCTTAACGCCTAATGCCCAGTTGGGGACAGAAGTTGTTTATCCAAAAGATGTGGATTTGCCTGACGATCCTTTCGTCTTTGAATCTAATAATGGTTTTTTAGTGCCTATTGATTCGCATGTTTTGTATAACCTAAAAGCTAAAGTTAACGAAATCCATAATCTGGATTTAACAGATGAAGAGTTTTTCAGGGCTTTAGATAGAATTTCTACAGAATTGGGTTACCAGCCTAAAAACGCTAGTCGCCATTATGGTGATGCTAGGCGTTCTAGTGATCTTTATTATTTAGCTGAAGATCAATCTTTTGCTTACGCTAAACCAACGATGAACACTAACGGTGATGAAATTGATCCTTTGGTTATGCGACATTATTTTGATCAGTTGCAAGAAATTAAACTTGATCCTTCTACTTCTACGCTTAGTGAAGCTGAGCAAGCTCGGCGTGCTATGGAACAAGCTGAAATTGCGGTTTCAACTGCTAGAGATCGTGAGATTAATTTTTCTGAGTGGAGTAATCTTAATTCTACAGATAGTCGTTTTTCGGGTCCAGAAAACGTTGAAAGAATTGGACCTAATGAAATTTTAAACACTTTAGAAAGAGAAAATTACGTTATCACTTTGCCTGATGGAAACAGTCTAAGTGTTACACAAATACGTAGATTGTTTGATGGTATACATGATTGGCTTTTGAACGACAGTATAGGTGAGTGGTTGCTTAATAGCCGTTTTGTTTTAGACAACATAGAACGTGAAGCTACAAGAACTTCTGGTGGGCAATTCTATGTTCTTTCTGATGCTTTGGATGCTGAAATAGAATCTGGAATTAGTCGCTTGTCAGCGTGGGAAAGAGAATTTAATCCGAAAAAATCTCATCCAAGTGCTCAAGAAACAGAAGTAGATAGCATTTTTGATCTTATGCCTGTGCCAAGCGTTGAAGCATTGCAGGATGCTCAACGCAGAGTGTTTGACGGTTATTACAATAACCCTGATCGCACAATGGTTGATTTAGATCCGCTTACAAATTCGGAAGTTATTAAAGCTGCGAAATTATATTTTGGTGTGCGAGGGCATCGTCCTTTGGCTCAAGTAGATAATTTAGAAGATCTTGGGCAAATGGTTGATGGGTATAGAAAATTTATTCAGCAGAGAATTGACGAAACCCTTAGGGAAATGTCTGACGATCCTTTAGTCGGTAATGTCATAAACTCTTTTATTGATAGTTTAGGTCATGTGCGTTTGCCAACTGGGGAAACGGTTAATATGGCTGGTGCAATTGCTTACATGGAACGCTTTAAAGAAAGAGGCATGTCTCAAGCTGTCTTTAGAGCTGGTTTTGATGATTCTTTTGAAATAACTGAAGAAGTTGTGCGTTCTATGGAAAAGATTGATCCTGCTTTGGTAAATGGGATTGGACCTGAATCTGCTCTTCCAGAGTCTTCAATATTGAATCCTGAAAATTGGGATGCAACTGAAGGCTATTATCAAAGAACTTTTACGGATAAATATGGGAATGAACAAACTGAATATTATTTAGTTAAAAAATTTGATAATCCTTTGGATTTGGACAAAATGTTTTTTGCTTACAAAATGTATGAAATTGCTGGTGTTCAGGTTCCTAAAGTAAAGAAATGGGCTAACTCAAATGGTTCTTATTTGTGGCTAACTTTACCTACTGATTCTAATGGGCAACTTTTGTCTTTGTCTTCTGTGAGGAAAATGGCTGATGATCCTAGTGGACGGCGTATGCCTTCTGAATTGACTCGTGCTACTGATAGACAGCTTCCATTAGTAGATAGACCGCAATATGAACGTAGCGAATACGTTGATCTTGCTACAGCAATAGATCTACTTATAGGAACTCCCTATAATCCTATAGGTCGTCCAAGAGTAATGGGAGACTTAGGCGAACGACTTATCCGTGTTGATTTAGGCGGTATTTTCTTTGATGGTCTTGGGGATGTTGTTGACGTAGGGGATTTAGACTTCTTTCTTGGCTACCAAATAGGCAATTTTAATGGAAGAACAAGGGTTGGTTTAGGTGACCCAGATGCGCCAATTTCAACGCCAGTTACTTCTGGAATGGGGGAAGCTGCTAATAGGTGGGAAGAAGAAGTTATTAGAAAATGGCAGGCTTCTTCAAATTATGATGAAAGAGTTCGTGCGTGGGAAGATTACGATGAACTTATTGTTGAGTGGGACAAGGCTAACCCTGAGCTTGCTAAACAAAGAAAACTTTATGAATCTGGTGAAGCTTTAACAGAAGACCAAATTAGGGATCAAGCGATTGGCACTGTTGTTAAACGCATACGAGATCGGGATGGTTTATTTGTTAACCCTAACGATGTTGTTAGCGATTATCCTCATTTAATAGATGATGAAATAGCTCGTATTAACCAATTGAATCAGGGTGCTGATTCAATTGAAGGATTGCCTAAGCGTCCTGAATTTGATCGTCCTACTGGTAAACGTCCTGACGTTAAACCCACTAAACGACCCAAAGATCTTCCAGAAGGAATTACTGAAGATACTGTGATGGAACGGCATCTTTTTGAAGGTTCTGGTGCTGACACGATTCGTTTAGGTACTGATAATTTTGGGTATCCGAATCCAGAATATGTTCAAGCTTTATCTAATGCTGTTGATAGGTTAGATAAGTTTAGGCTTGAGCAAGGTGGCTTTAGGCGATTAATTGAACACATTTTGGGAAATACTGCAGATGAAGCTTTGATAGCTAAGTTGTCTTATTTTATGGATGTGAGATTGAATGCAATGTCTGAAGCTTTGCGTGGGCGACCTATTGCTTTAGGCACTGATGAAATGATTAGGGAAGCTGCAATCAAAGCAGGTATTCCTGAAGCTTTTGTAGATAAAACTGATGTTAGGAAATTGGTTCCTATTATGCGTCAATTTAATAGGTTCCATTATGTTCAAACTCCTGCTGGTCAAGGTTTTATGATAGATGTTGCTCGTCAAGGATCTAGCCCAATGGATTTTGAGGGCGTAACTATAATAAACCCTGAATCTTCAATACAGCCTGCTTTAGAAACTCCAAGCTTATATTCTGATTCTTCTAGCATGTTTACTTTAGCTCCTTACGCTTTTATGGACGTAAGTAGCCAGTTTGGTCTTGATGGTGCTGGAGTAAGAAACGTTTGGCAATATTTAGAACTTGATGTAAATGCAGGTAAAATAAAAACTTATGGCGCTAGCCCTTCGCAAGCTAATGTGGGTGAAGAAATAGCTGACAGGGGTTTAGCTGCAGGTCGCATACATGGGGGAGATGTAGGAGAAGATGGCAGTAATTTCTTCCAATGGGCTGCTGAAGATAGGTTAATGAGGCTTGCTCTCAAAAGATTATATGACCCTGATAATTTGCATCAGATTGACATGGACGATCCTTTCTTCTGGGAAAAGTTAGAAAACATTGCTGGTTATGGACCCCAGTATTCTACGCAACCTAGAGCATTGCAAGGTGTGCGTAATTACAGGCAAAGCCCAAGAGAAGTTATCCCTAAAGGTGATAGGTCTTTAGATATTCTAGACAGGCAAACTGTAAGCGATATTGACGAAATGATTGAATATTTACTTAGAGACTTTTTGACAATGGATGCTAGTGAACGGCAAATGTTTGGACTTAAAAAACCTTTAAGCAAAAAAGAAATAGAAAGCACTGTTCAAGAAATAGTACGTAATATTCGTGCAAATGATCTTGATGGTGTGATGACTTGGGTTCCTGAAGCTGGTTACGGTCATTGGGTTCGTAATCCTTTAGTTAGTGCAGAAAACAGTCCGCATAATCCTTTGTATAAATTTTTTATGAGTGATAATGAAGCCCAAATAGCTCATGTTCTCCATGATCGCATGAGCAAAGCTAACGCTATTTATGCTTTAATTACTGCAAGGTCATTGCTTTCTGCTAATAGTGTTATTCAGAAGTTTCCTTTAAAGCAAAAACTTGGCTTTAGAGAAATTTTTGAATTTGTTGCTTGGCGTGATTTGAAATACAGAACTGCTATGAGGTCGCCTTCTGATAATTTTATAGGTGAAGTTGCTTCTTTGGAAGATGACTTAGCTGAGTACATGATGAAAACTGATCCTGCTAATCCGCAACTGTCTTCAGATAATATTGATGCAAAAATGTTGTCATACATTTATGCTAATCAGTTACTTGGACGTGTTGAAGCACGTGACATGATAAATGCTGCAAGACCAGTTGATATGCTAATGCCTAGATTAGTGGAAAATTGGAAAGCTTCTTTAATAGGTGATGGGTATATTGCTGTTGCAACGCCTACACGTTCAGGGAGCGCTAGGGTGTTTAATGCTTTCCAAGATTCTCAACAATGGGATCAACTTTCTGCAATGAGAGAACAACAACCTTTCCCTTACAATGAAGAAACTCAAGGACTGTCAATTTTTGAAGGCGAACAACCTCAACAAGTTCCTTTTGGTGAAGGCACTACATATCCTTTGGAACCTCGCCCAGATGTTTTGAGTCCGTCAAAAGGGGAAGAAAGTTTAGCATTTGGAGAATCAGTTCAAGTAGGTATTAGTAATGAAATACAAAGAAGCGTTGGAACATATGATGATGATTGGATAGTTGATCTGCACGTAATTGACAAAACTGCTGTGCATATGAAAGAAAACGCTTTTGAAGTCCAATTAACTGATGTTAAAAACGCAAAAATGGAAGTAGAGTCCGCCATAGCTGATGCAGCTATGGAAGTAAGGAACCGTATTCTTCGCATTTGGCAAGGTATAGGAACAACCAACGAAGAGGTTGATTGGCTTAAACATTACATGGGATCTAAATGGGTAGATGATTATTTAGGTAACTGGCTTAAGTACATAGATGATAATAATTTGGATGTTTCTGAAGATTTGCAGGGAGTGTTGTTTGATGAAGCCCAAAAATTAGCTGATGAAATAGCTGTGCGAGTAAGAGACGATGAGTTGAAAGCTTTAAGGGCTGAAACTTCATGGTCGTCTAATAGGGAATTTGGTGCTTATTGGAATGGTGAAGCATGGATCATTCCTGCAGATGCTTTTGCTGACAATTTGGATGATATTAGTCTTTCAGGCAGGCTTGTAGATCCTGCTGAAAGATTAGAAAGCGCAATTTCTTTACCCATTAGAAAAGCTTTAGAAAGCTTTCACTCTCGCATGGGAAGAAACGATCTGTTCTTAGCTTACCTTGAAGACATAGGTATTAATTACAAAACCCCTCAAAACGAAAAAGCGATTACCTTTTTAGAGTCTGTTGGTTGGAAGGGCGAAGGTTTAGATCCTCGCAGACCTTTAACTAGCGATTGGGGAGAGGTTGTAGATGCTTTAGCTTCTGTCATTGAGCGAGAAATATTCCCTGAGGAATGGTTTGAGCAATGGATGAGGTGGAGAGTTAATCCTAATATAGATACGGCTTATGATTATCTTGATGCTCGTTTGCGTAATGCTTTGACTTACAATGACGGTTTAGCTTCAAAACTTCAAGAAGTTGAAAACTTTTACAAGAATCCTGACAGGGACGAATTGATAAGAAACAGGGAAGATCTTTTCCGACCTGATCGTAATGGTGTTCAGCGTAGCATTGCTCAGCAGGAAGCTGCTGTTGAAGCTAGCAAAGCGCAATTAGAAACAGCTCAAGCTGCTCATATTAGAGCACGTCAAACTTTAGAAGATGCTAAGTCTAGAGCTAGTGAGATACCTGAGCGCATAGCGCAATTGAAAGATGTTGAAGATTGGTTAAATACAAGAAGTCTGTTATTGGAAGAAGCTATGTCTTCTTTGGAGCAATTGCGTTTAAGTTTTGCAATCGCTAACGATTCTGTGATGGTACCTACAGATGGAATGGGTGAACCTTTAGTTACTATTCCTAAAGCCAAAAAAGAATTTGAAACTATTTCTCAATTGCTTGTTGGTCATTCACCTCCTGAAGAGTTGATTAATGATATTGATTTATCCATTAGGTATTTAGCTCAAAAAGATGCTGATTTGATTGATGAAATAATTGCCCATGCAGAGTTAGGCGCTAAAGAATACAATCAACTTTTGGAATCTCCTATAGATGACAAGCTTCCTGCCAAGATGAAAAATCTTGGAGAGGTCGTTGTTAGGAAACATGTTTCTGGTCAGCAACCTATTGGTACTGGTGGGGGTATGAGTTCTGGTTCGTTAGCTATGGCTATGCAGGAAAGTGAAGAAGCTATTTCTGCTGCTTTAACGAACAAGGGCTGGGTCCAACATTATGACAGGGTGCATAACCTTATGAAAGGTTACATGATTCTTAAGATGGGCTTTATGGCACGTAACTTTTATGGTGGAGCTTGGATGAATTTCTTAGCTAATGTTTCTCCAAGTGATTACACTGATTTTGCTAGAGCGTATTTCTATGTAAAACAAGAAAATCAGCTTTTATCTAATCGCACTTTCCGTTTGTCTGGAGCTGGTGCTTCTAAGCAATTGGAAGAAGAGGCTAAAATTGTAGCTAAGTTAGAAAAGAAGTTAGGGAAAGTTCCTCAAGAGCACATAGAGTGGGTGCGTGAATTGGTAAATGGTGGTGCTTTGGGTGGCGCTCAAACTGCTACAGAGTTTTCTCAGACTGTAAGTATTGGTGGTAGAACGATTAACTTCGGTAAAGTTAATCCGTTCAATTCTGGAAACTTTGTGTTAAGTGGTTTTAGAAATATGAACGTTGGCGTTGAAACTATGCTACGTGGCGCTAATGGGTTTAGCATTATGCGCAAAGGTGGAACCGTTGATGATGCTTGGGATTCTATTGTTAAATGGCATTTTGATTACGCTGATTTGTCCACTAGGGAGAAAAAGATTAAAAGATTAATTCCTTTCTACACGTGGGCACGTAGAGCTATTCCGCTTACGTTCTCTGAGTTCTTTAGACAACCAGCGAAATTTAACACGTACTTTAAAATAATGAATGAGCTAGATGCAAGTGATCGTATTTTAGAGGAGGGAATAGCTGTTCCTACTTGGATGTTAAGGCAAGGTGGCATTATGTTGCCTGAATGGTTTGATATTGGCGGACAACCTACGTATTTTATGCCTGATTTGCCTATGCGTTCTTTGCAAGAATGGGTAGACGGACCAACTTACGGTCTTCAAGAAGGTGGAATTAAAGGCGCTCTTGGCGCTGTTCTGTCTCAAACTGGTTCTATGGTCACTCCTTTAATTAAAGCGCCTATTGAAGGGGTGTTGCATCGCAACATTTGGAAAGGTTATAGTTTTCAGGGGGACAAACGCATGGAATATGTTCCTAAAGCTTTAAGGCTTCAAATCCCTACTTTAAATATTGGGATGATGGATGCTATGGGTGCGTTAGGTTTAGCTGAAAAACATGGTGGGGAATGGTTTATGGCTGATAACGTTTTGCACGCATATAGCCAGTTTTTACCTGTTTTTTCTGATTACCGTAGATTGTTCCCTGAGGAAGAACGTTATACACAGAGGCGTTTAAGTACGTTTTTGAGTTGGTTTGCTGGTGTTGGTTTGAGAACAGTTACACCCTATGAACAAGAACAGGCTTTTAAAGCGCTAGGATGGGAAACTAGGGAAACGAGTGCAAAGCAGAACCGTATTAACAAACTGCTTGAGTTGTACTCTTAGGGACAAAAAGGATAATAGGTATGGAATATACAACTCGTAAAGAATGGGGAGCGATTGATTCGGGAAAGAGACTTTATCCGTTTCGTGTTACACCTGTTGGCATTATTGTGCATCACACTACTGGCGCTTCAAAAAATCCTGCCGAGCGTGTAAAAGCCCATGATCGTTACCACACTAAGACTTTAGGGTGGAGATCAATTGGGTACAATTTTTTGGTTGGAGAGAATGGAGAGATTTTTGAAGGTCGTGGCTGGCGTCAAGGAGCAGCCACTAGAGGGTGGAATTGGAGAAGCATTTCTATCGCTTACATTGGTTCTGGGGATCAGTTAACTGATGAGGCTAAGAAAGGCTTTATTAAAGCCGTAGCAGGCGTGCGCAAAAAATATGGGCAACAACTTTGGGTTAAGTGTCACCGTGATTTTTCAGCCACATATTGCCCTGCAAATGGTTTAGCTTCTTGGATTAAATCAGGCATGGATGCGCCTGCTGTTAATCCAAGCACTATAGATTTCCGTGCTGTTAATCAATATATTTTAGATATTGGTCGTTCGTTGGCACGCAAACCCTTAAAGCGTGGATCTAGAGGCAAATACGTACAAATGGCTCAAAAGCAGTTAAATTCTCGTATACCTGTTAACCTTGTAGTTGATGGTGTGTACGGAAGAAACACACGGAAAGCGGTATTGCGCTTTCAAAAACAGTATCCTATTGTAAATGATGGGGTTATCGGACCAGTGACATGGAGATATTTATGGACAGCATAAGTGAATTAAAGGGCGAAATACTTACAATTGTAGGTGTTTGCGCTGCTGTAGTACTTGCAGCAGTTGGAACCATCGGTGGAGACGCTGCTATAGCGTTTATTGGTGGTTGCCTTTTTAAGAACCCTGTAGCTAGAGCTATTAATAAAGAGCTTTAGAGATCTTCCGTTTCCCAATCCTCAGGCATTGGGCTAAGCGGAAGCATCCACATACCATAAGCGTACATGCACGCAATTATGCTGTAGCCGATTATGTCTACTATTGTGTCTTCTTTTGCTTCGCAAAGAGCATCAGTTGATGCGTCATAATGTTTGGTTTCCAAATTCTCTAAACGTGCTAATTTGTCGTGCAGTCTAACTAGGATTCCGTCTAGCCCAAATCTTTGTATATTCATGTGTCCGTAGTCGTGTTGTTTCATGGCTATGAAAGGCACTATGTCTATTGCTGATGTGACGTGTATATCTTCGTGTGATTCTCCTGCGTCTAAAGCTAGTGTTGCAAATGCTGTAAACCAATTTGCTACTATTTGAGCGTCTAGGTCTTCTTCTATGACGCCGTATGCCTTGTAGCAGAAGGAATCGTATTCGTTTCTCATGGTTGTAAGTAAACCTAGAAATCCGTGTTCTACTTCGGGGTGTTGCAGTCCTTGTTCTCTGGCGTCATCTATTCTGTAAGCCATTAAACATGCTGCTGTTTCCCATGTGGTTGGTTTTAAGTTTGGTTCATTCTCCATTTAAGTACTCCTGTACTTCGGGTATTTCCTCAATCTTCTTGCGTAGCTTGAGGAGTATTTTGTCTCGTTTCCGAGCTAAAGTCGTTTTGGGAATGGAAAGTATATGCTGAACTTCTCTCAGACTCAACTTTTCAAACAGTAACGCATTTATTATCCAAAGCTCAATAGGCTCTAACTCATCTAAGGCGCCAACGAGGATTTCTCGTAGCTGATGTTGTTCTTCTAAAGACACTTGAGGGTCTTGAAGGGGTTCAGCAAGCATTAACGCTTCAATAGCTGTTGCTACTTTATGTTTTTGTTTGCTGTATGCTTTATCAAATATCCAAGATGCTTCTATTGGATCAAGTATGAAGTCACGTTTCCCCATTTACCCATATTAGGGTAGCAGGGACCGCATAGTACTTTTTTCCTTCTGGAAATGTATCTATTTTTGCTTCTTGACACAAACTTGTTAATGTTTTCCAATCAAGGGTGTTATCCCTATCTTTGTGGGAATCGTACACGTATAAAAGTACTGGATGTATATTGTTCCAGAAACTTAATGCTTCAAGTTTGTCTAGTTTTAATTTGAACATTTGATCTCCACCTAGTCCCTGTACCTCAACGAAGGCGTTAGAGGTTAGATAATCAGGTGTGTATCTTATTACTGGTGGAAGAGCGCTCATTTTGAGAGGTGGTCTATTTAGACCAAACCTCACAAAGTTTGCTCCGTATCTTTCTTCAAACGCAGTTTCTGCTATGTCACCCATAGCTTTGAACCGTGTTTCAAATGGTCTATCTTTAAAGCTCATAGTTATACCTTTATTGCATCTATGTGTACGACTTGTTTATCGTTAGCGATAAGCCCTGCACGTTGTATGCCGTCAAGAGCCAGTTTAATGTAATTGTCCAGATCTCCACGTAAAGGAGATTTCCATTCCTTTACGGAGGAGATGTGAACGTATGTGTTCTCTTTGCTGAATGTAAGCACAACGCTAACAGGACCGTCAATTGGCTCGTATTTGTCTTTGACTGTCTCTGCGTATAGCTCTTCAGCTTCTATCGTTTCTGCAGGTGTATATACTCTACCTCTACGAGTCATGCGAGGGCGACCCTTTGGTTTGGGTCGTCCCTCTACAATGAACTCAATGTGTGGCTCTTGAACCTGCGTCATCAACGATTCTTTGGATTTGTTTTTGCCCATCACGCCTCCCCGAAAATTTCGGTCCCTCTTGAAACCATAGTCCAAGACGAGAGTCTAAGTCTGTTGTCCATGATACTATATCACTACGATTATACTTTGACTCCCACATTGCTCTTGCAAACCTGTGAAGGAAACCGTGTCGTCCACGACCTGCGCCTTGTCCTGTGAGGAAATATTCAACTGGTCCGTCATCATACATTCTTCGGGCTGCGCCACGTAATTTAGAACCGTCCATTGTCATTAATGGCTCTTTGGAGTATTCACGTGGTGGAGGTAGGTCAGCTTTGGGTTCTTTATATATATGTGAAGCTGCTTCTAACGCTACCTTGCTTGCTTTACGGTCAGTTGCCGTAAAGACAAATGAGTTAATGTCGTAGGCTTCCCCTGTGTGATTAATCATCATCTGTCTACCTTCAGGTCGCAAACAACCGTAAGGCAATCTCATGTAGTTGCCAACTGGTCCGTCAAGTGAATCCTGTTTTGGATACACGGCGTCATAAGGTATTTCGCCTAGTTGCATTACTCCCTTTAATACTTTACGTATCAGCTTGGCAGTAACCCATTCTTCGCAAAATACCCACACGTGGCATCCTTTAGACCGTGAAAGCTCAACCCAGCTAGGTATGTCTAATGCCCTGAGTATTGTCTGGGCATTAAAAGCGTAGTCTAGCGAGTCGTCACCTTCGTCTATGTCTATAGCACCCCAAATGCAATGCCACATATCTGGCTGCATTTCTGTGTATTTGCGCTCAGAGTTGTAAGCTTCTGGACCTTGCATGTCTAGCTTGCAGTATGGGTCGTAAACCATCGGGTAAATACCTATCATGTCGTCTTCACGAGTACCAAATAGGTGATCTTCCCACTGTGGTTTTTCCCATTTACATCCGCCTTCGTTAGTTCCGAAAGCGTTAGGAAAGCCCTTAAATAGATTTGTAAAGTCTTGCGTAATATTAGACATCTATCTCTAGCTCCCTCTGCTCCCAAGTAACACCTGCTTCAAGCAATCGCCCACTTGGGTCTATCGTCAGGTTGGCTTCGGCTTTTGTGCCTTCGCCAGCCTTGTTCTTCCATAAGCCTACACTTATTTCGTTTTGATACCAAGAGCGAGTCTCTTCGTCTAGGCTTGTGTCATCCCATCTGCGCCATGTTTCAATGACGAAATGGCTTTCTGACGTTGAGCCGTAACGACCTGAGTCTATCCCTCCAGCAGTTCCACGAGTACCAGAACCTCTACCTGACTGATGAAGCATAACGCCTATTATCCGCCAGTCGCTTACGAGCTGTTTGAAGGATTCTATCTTGGCTTGCACACTTTGTGCATCGCCGTTTCCGCCTCGTATCAACTCTAGGTAGTCATACACTAAAACATGTGGACGTTCACCGTCCCATAGTTCTGTTGAAGCTATCCTAAGCGCTTTATCCAAATCATCTACAGACATTCCTGTAGACTCAAAGTGTAGGTTTTTCTGGTCTTGGACTATTTGAGCTGTGCGTTCCCAAGCTTGTTCATCTTGTCGCATTAGCCTAGATAGCCAGTCTGATTGTGGTATTTGCAGTTGCATAGCTGAGTAACGACCCCAGAACATTGTTTCAGTCTCGTCAGGACTTACCCATAGTGTTCTGTGATTCCTGTTCTTGGCTACCATGTTCATGGCTACCATAGTTTTACCTGTATGCGTTTTGCCGATCAACGTTACTAGCTGACCTGCTCTTGCGCCTCCTAGCGTAGCGGTGTCAAAAGCATCAATCCCAAAGCGCCACTCTCCGCCTGCACGAAGATCAGAGCGCATTCTTTTCATTTGCTCTGACTTAGGTGTAAATAATCGCTTTAGGTCTGTGTCTGTAACACCATTTGCCTTTGGAACGACTGTTGGGGCAACAGTTTCCTGTTGCCCCAACAAGTTCATGGCGTCTGTCATAGTGAGACGCTTATTAGCCATTAACGCCTGCTAACCAACCCTGTGGGTCAATCGGGGCAGGACGGTCTGACCAATTGAAAGGTGTGTTGTTTACTAATCCACCGAAGTAGCCTGATTTATTGGCTAGTGGGTGGTTGCCATCTCCAGTCCCCAAACTGGGAGTGCCATCAGCATCAACGCTAACACCCTTTTTGATTTTGAAATCTCCAAGAGCGCATTTGCCTTTCTTTGTGGTAGGAATTTCTTTACCACGCATGGATTCCGCCCAGTAATCTGGTGGGAATTGCCTTGCGCCTTCGGCATAGAGCTTCCTAACAGCTTGGTTGTCCATGAACGCAGACTCTTTTGAACCGTAAGCGATTCCGTTAGCCTTTTCGTGCATGAATATTTTATGTACCGCTGAGTAATCCTCATCGGCTATGTATTGTGATGTTTGTCCAGAAGGAGTTGTTTGCGTTACCGCATTTGGAAACGCAGCTTTTATATCCGCTTCTGTTGTCATCGGAACAGGAGTAGGTGCAGTTGCATTGTCACCGACTATGACGTCTTTCAAGTCTGCCAGTGATTCGGCAAGTGCTAGTGCATTTGCCAAAGCAAGTGACACACCACCTGTACCACCGTTGCTGATTTCAGCAACAGCCATTTCTACGCCTGCTTTTATGCAGACTTGAGCTTCTATTGAAGCCCTCTCATAAGGAGTCATGGAGTATCCCACGTTATTCCTCGCTTTCTGGGCTTTTCTTACCCTTACATTGTGTCCAAGCTGGACACCATTTCTCACTACACCACCAACCGTTGTCACCCAACAAATAAGTGCCTTGTTGTGTTTCAACGTATTGACAGATACTAGCGACTTTTTGACGCAACCACTCATGATCTGAGTCATTACGTGTAAATTCCATTGTTCCCCAACCTTTGTTGTGCATCACACCAAATTTGAAGTTAGGGATTCCTAATGCCCATGTGTAGGCAATTGATTGAACGTCCCACCTGTCGTACTGCCAACGATCTCTCGTATAGTCAGCCTTAGGGAACTTCCAATCCCACAGCATGTGCGGTTCTACTAAATCCACAGTGCCTCTGAGATATACGACACGTTTATCGTCCTCTATCAAGACCTTGTTGAAATCTACTTCAACCCCTATTGGGTCTGTGATCATTGGTAGAACATTTTCGTACCAGCTTTTTATCTTCTGGCGACCCATCATGTGGGCTGTAAGAGAATCACCGTATGAATACCAATTGTCTACGTTCTCTGAGAGTATTTCCCAGTAATAATCTAGCGCTTGGTAACAGTCAGTTAAACTCATATCAAAGCCTTGACGCATGTGATTTATTGCGTCTTCAACTACTGAATGGCAAGCTGTTCCTAGATCAGCGCCATCATTGTTTGGTTCGCTAACAGTTCCAAAGATGGAATGCCTAAAGCGTTCCATGCACATGTCTGCTGTTTTGATTGACGATTGTCTTACCCAAGTATGAACCCATCGTCCTTGTTCATCTCGGTGAATAGGATATTTTCTATCCATTTAATTAACCTCCAGTATTACTTAGTATCAAACTCTCTTCGTTTAACTCAGAGAGTTTGGTACTAAGTACAGTATAAATATAGGGTGTGACATTTTGTTTTGCAACCTCAGTCTTCCAAATAATCATAATCAAAGCTTCCGTCCCACTCTCCTCTAAGCTCGTAGCATTGTATGATCAAACAATTATCTGAGCTAACTCTTGTACGAAAACCGCTCCAACCATACTGTATGGACATGTATCTGAGACTTGTTCGGGCAGAGTTAATGCTTTTATACATGTAAAGATCTCTGTCTGGGTGCAACTTCCAAACACGCCCATCTAGCCATTGTGGGTCGCCACTAAAGAAACGCCCTTTACCTGCGTTCTTTGGGAATTTATCTAGTACTTCAGCCATCTTTTCTACCTCCTACGTGTAGTG